TATCATAAAGGAAGTGCATTTGTTCCTGGTGTATAAGCCGCAAAACAAAATGTTCCACTTTTGCAAAACATTTTGTTCCAAAATCACACTTGTTAACACAATTCAAAATGTGATTTAAATCCGAGTTAAATGTAGTTTTAATAAAAAAAATAACCGACAATTAACGTCGGTTATCATGATAGTATCTTATAGCCTCATTGACATATAATGATACTGATTGCTCCTTATCCAAGATAGCAGCTACATCTTCCTCTATCGTGACAAATATTTTTCTTACACCTCTAACCTTGGGACGTCTTGGCACACCATTGCTGTCCAATATCCTGTATATTGTCTGCTCAGACCGTACCCCTGTTTCTCTTATTATCTCCTTGATCGCTATCCCGTCCTTATATAGGGACAATACCCTAGACTCTTGATCTAGGGTAATAGATCGTCCTCTTGCCATAATTAATATGTTTTATAACATTTATAATTTGTTGCTCGTTATTTCAAAAAGTTGCACCTTTACATCGAACATCAACGATGTTAGTCGCACTTCGGTGCGTGGATTGAAACGACATTAAAAATGTCATTGTGATTTGCTCACAAATTAGTATTTTCTATACAGCTCACTGTATAGTGAAGAGGCGGAGAAATCCGCCTCTGTTTTTTATTCCCTTATTACTCCGTTATCAATATCTTCTTGTGTCATAATTGTTTGTCCTTCATGCTAATTAGTAGATAACAGCCTTTATCTTCATGTCAGTTATACAAACACTCTCTTGTCTCTGCACGGAATAGTAAGTAACGTGATTGTTCGATACTTCAAACATTGGATAAATCGAATCGGGATCGTCTTTAATTCCTTCAACCGTGAATTTAACTATACCTTGCTTTGCTGCCTGTTTGAATGCTCTGCGAAAATCTGCATCTAATGAATTGAAAGTTTTCATATTCTTGATACTGAATTGATCTGTTGTCACCAGCTTTATATTTATTACCAAAAAATTTCTTCAACCTCAAATTCTGCTTTCTCTTCCCAATCAAAAAAGTCTAAATTCTGTTCATCCTCTTCTGTCAAGTAGTAATATGCGCGGATTATATAGCCATCAATCTCAATAGGAGCTTCAGCCCACAGACTTAGACCTTCATGTAGCGGATCAACTACACAGCTTGTAGGCTCTGCACCAGTTGATATTGCCTTGTCTGCTATATCTTTCCCAAATCTATCTACTATTTCATTGTATGTATATCTTTTTTTCATCATATGTTTTTTGTTTGTTATTACTTGTTGTTTATATCGGATTAGAACTCAACAAATATCAATGTTTCCATAGAATCTGATTCTTTCACCCACATGTGATTGTTTTCAAAACCATAGTCAAAGAACAGCTTAAAGTAAGGATATTGTACTATTAAAGAGTTCATACAACCTCTTAATTCATCTTCTGACATGCAAGAAGCTATCTCATTGATTATTTGAACGAAAAGTTGTAAAACTTCTGGTTCACAATTTATCAGTGGATTTTCTACTATCGCTTTCATTATCTTCTATTGTCTTTTAATTATTATTTATTGCTTTATTATCACAATGCAAATATACTATATTGTGATGTAATAGCAAAACAAATCACAATATATTTTCTTGCATTGTGTAATATTTAACATTTGCACAAAAAAAGAACAGCCGCCAGCAAAAAGCACAGCAGCCGTTCAATCCACGTTCTACTCTCTATCCCATACAATAGATAAATATTCTAGTACCATTCCTCATCCGGATGCACTTCAACGGACAGACGGTTCATTATTCTGATGATTAATTCTCGTATCATAAATATATGTTTTGAGTGTTACTGATAACTTTCCGGGTTACTCTACCAGGGTTGTAATTTCAAAAGGGTTGCCTACAGCCGCTTTGACAGCGCGTATTATCAATGCAAAGTTCTCCTCATCTACAGGCGTACACAATTGTTCCCTGTAATCTCCTCCTCCTTGAGATATTCTATAGCTACAGTTTGCGATATCAAGATTGTATATTTTCGCCATAAACGACTGGAATAAAGTTGCGGCAACCAAATATCTTGTTATGCCAAAATCCGCATGAATGGTATCACGAGTAAAGTCATTCTTGTTCCTCCAGTTCGCCACGTTGTTCATAAACGGATAAGTATCAGAAACGGTAGTCAAATCGGTAATAGTTTCAGCCTCCTGAATAGTTGGGATTGCAGGTGAAGCGGAAGCATAATTTGTAGACTGTCTTAGTTGTGTGACAGTTCTTGCATTCTGAACCGCTGTTCCGGATGGAATGATGAATTTGACATCCGGGCAATTGGATATGCAGTCCTTGTAGTTTTTGGCAATATTACGCCACATACCCAATTGTCTTTCCTTTTGGTTGTTTCCATAACTCAACCAGTGATCATCATCTGCACCATTGGGGCCGTGCGACTCGGAGATTGTATGATAAATGCTGAACGCCCAAGTCATGTTCATACAGAATATAGGATTACTATAGAGACAGGCTTTTTTACACAAGCCGATCAATTCTTGTACTATGTTCCTTGTTATTTGTCCATCTTCTCCTTTTTCCCAAAAAGAGGATTGGTCCTCATAAGGGGATTGATAAGCCCCGTTTTGCATCACGATGAAGTCCCACGCTTCATCTGCCAACAACCAGTCCATCAAGACTGTGTCATTTGCCGGTGCAGGTTCCCCTTCATCCGTTATATCAGAATCAGGCTCGCTGGACCATTTCCCTGTCGTACCGTTATATTGTTCCCATGTCGTTGCCTGATATTTCCATTTATAATACGTAACTCCCTTATTTCCTTGAAACCTTTTCAAAAAAACATCTAAAGTGGCTGCACCTATATAAGCATTTCCCAAAATTACATTTTTGCCAAATGAAGCACAAATGTTACCCACTTCTCTGACTGTATCCACACCGAAGGATGATCCGATAAAAAGAACTTTCAGCGCTTCTTTATAGGACTGATCTTTATGTTCCATAGATTCCAACCTTTCATTCAAATCCTTGATATTGGCTTCGGTCTCATCCCTGTTTTTCTCAACTTTCTGATCCAGTTCGGATATCTGACCTTTAAGCCCGGTCTGAATATAGGGAATACCATATATTTTTAAAGATTTCATCCATTGTTCCTGATTATCCTCTGTTATTGAAGCTATATCTATATGTAGTCCTAATACTGTAGCACCATCCGGTTTAAGATACCCCCTGTCCTTTCCTGATGTTCCACTTACCGTAGCAGTAATCCGGTTGCCATCAGAGCCAAAGAATTTCCATACTCCCATGAAAATATTTGCATCTTCCGCATTTTTCAGATAAAGAAGTGTACCGTTCTCTATGCTGGATACATCAATCCTGCTGTAAGCGTTATTTGTGGCATTGGAGATAGGATTGTCTCCCAACGTATTACCCACATAAGCATGTTTGAGCAATATTTCAAGAGTATTGCAAGGCAAATAAGGCAATTCCACACCTTCCGAAAGAGACTTGAGTTCATTTGATGTGTTATTTGCAATCTCCTTGGCCTCTTCTGCTATTTCTTTGGATTTGTTTATTTCTGTATAGGTTTCTTGTACATAATCAATTACAGGCTTATAATACAATCCCAGAATACTATATCCGGAAACGGCATTTATCTTTTCGGTTGAAGCATGTATATACATATATTTCGCAGTACCTTGAACCTGTATTTGATACCCACTATCAGCGTATCCTGATTCAACATGATCACCTTCGGCATTTGTAAACTTAACAACCAAGCCCCAATTGGCAAGTCTGACTTGATTGTGATTGGTATCTATGACACTTATCACAAATCCAGTTGGAATATCAACGTCTAGAGCTTGTTTAAATCTTAAGTAACCTTCTTTAGAATTAGGATAAATAGATTGTCCCGTACCTACCCATTGTCCGATTTCAAAATCAGATAATTTAAAAACATATCCATTGATTTCAACTTCTAATTCGGAAAGTTCTGCTGTGAGATTTTTGCGGCTGTTCGGATTAACCACCGCATCTGTTGTGGTAGCCGGGTAAATGGTTTGGCTACCTTTGGTCAGCTTATATATTTTTGCCATAATAAATCTCCTATATTTCTAGATTAGTAACTGTTTCTTCTTCCTCTTCCGGTGGCAGAGGAGGTACAAAATCACTCAGCACATCTTCATATTCATTATCCGACAATGGGAACGCCTGAATCGAATTATATGCGGCATAATCGGGATAAGATGTTATTTCCACCGTGCTTTCATCGGTTTTCCCGGTAGTCAGTACGATTCCTGTATCTTCAACGGAAACAAGGTTGCAGATGCCATCCTGAAAGTCGGAATCGGATATGAAGTATTCACGTTTGACCTTCAGCATACCGGGAGAGAAACAGGGATTGTCGAAAGCGACAAGCAGGTTGCCGTCTTCCATGCGGCTGCAACCGACATACTCATGCCCGTCAAAGGAGGCTATGAACTTTCCCTTGAACGGATTGAAGTAAGTGAACCGGAAAGGAGTATTCACATCCCCGTTCAAGTTCTTCTCTATGATCTTAAAATCGGACTGATAATTGATTCTCATAACTATAATATTGATGTTACATCGTCTATCTCCTCGGCTGTCAGGTATCCGTTCAAGTCAACACTTCCGCCACCTCCTGTCGTGCCAGTAGAACTCCATTTCCCCTTTGTCTTGCATTGATATATAGGACCCGGTATGGTATCCCCCACAACAGCCCAGTCACCTACAACAGGAGATGGAACAGCCGCTTTCAGTGATTCAAGAGTGGGGAACAATCCCTTGTTGCGGATACCGTTCTGCTTGACCTTCTCCACTTCGGTAGAAGTCTTGCTAAAGTTGTTGTTAAGACGGTCTGCCGCCTCACTCCAAGTTCCCGTTTTGTTAATAGTATTCAGTTCCATATCACTTCATTTTATTTAGGCAGTTGGTTTTGATCCCATACAATCTCAGAACCTTTAACCATAATTATGCGTCCTCCCATTATCTGGGTCTGATATATATAACCGTCACTTCCTTTTTGCTCCGCGACCATACTATCCGGGCGGAAATACAATACATCACTATTGGAAGGATCATTCATAAAAATACGGGGAACCATACCGTTCAATCCATATTGAAGAGATATGTCCAAAAGCGAATTACCATCATCATCATGAATATCAATTGACGGTCTTCCATATTCATCTTCAGGAAATATGGTTATCTCATAACCTGACGGTGAGGAAACCTTCACTTTCCCGACAAATTCAGGATTTCCGTCAGCATCCCATTTAATGTTCCCATTGGCAAGCTGCCCGGAACCATCCTCATTCAACAGTATCTTACCATTGGCTATTTCAACCTTTCCCCGGAAATATCCGCCCAAAGCATAGATATATCCTCTTAAGAACACATCACCGCCATGAGTGGCAACGAAGTTCGCCATGTTCGCCCATTCCGCATCTGTGGGCTGGTAATTAGGATCATTACGGAACCTCATTACAGTCAGAATCGCCTGTTCAAGTTTTCCTCCTGCCCAGAACGCCACATCATCATCGTCATTGTATATGCCACTAACTCCGGCTGTGACCTTCTGTAACTTGCCATTCTTGTAATTACCCAGTTGGATCATATTGGCAAGAATCAGACCACCAAGAATATCCACAGAACCATCCTTGATCGCACTGGCGATATAATTGATTGACTGGAAACCGGCTGTTGCCTTGTCATTGTCAAGAATTGAAGGCTTCCAGTCGGTAGCGATGGTTCCACGCTCTAACTGAAGGTCACAAACGGTTGCGGTACCACTGATAAGAAATATACCACTGCCATTGAAGGTGATCTTATGGGTATATCTCTGATAAGAGGATGTGAGAGGTTGAGAAACACTGAAAGAACCGCACGAAACAGACACAGACGTACCCTTTGCTTTATAACTGATAACATAACTTTCTCCTTTAATCAATGATACGGACTGGGACAAACTACCGATTGCGGCAGAGTACCCGGAGCCGGCATCACTGTCCGCAGATACGGTAGCCACACCCGTCCAATATTCCAGTTGCTTGCTAAAAAGTTCGGTATCCGCCGATAGCTCGGTAGCGGCAGACAGGTCCTCTGTCTCATAATCTCCCGTAAACCCGGAATTGCGCAACAGATTGACACTTCCGACAGCCGCATTGTCTATCGCATCCTTGGCCTCTTGGGCAAGATCAGCCGCCGCCTGTATCTCATCCGGAAGACCTTCCATATTACGCCATCCGGTGGAGCCTTTTTCGATGTGGAACATACCCTTGATATCAACACCTTTATCCTGAGTGTATTCCATGTAAGTGGTCCGGTCCTTGTCACCAATATACGTATCTCCGTACACCTTCATCCGGGCCTTGCCGGTAGACCTGTCAAAATCAAAAGATATAACGTCTTTCCCGGTCAAGGTAAAATCATTAATACCCTGATACATGATGATAGACGGAGAAACTTCGTTCACCGAAGAGAGAATTATCGCCGCCTGTCTGGTGATATCAGTCTTATGGCCCAATCCCACGATATCATCACCTGCCACCGGAACATCGTTCTCGACATTAGGATCACACACGGTCTTGGACAGGTCTATATAATTCTCACCTACTGCTGTGACCAACCGCCAGTAATAGCGGTTGCCGACATGATGAGAAACGCCAGTCTTGATATTGCACTCCTGAGCGATGGCGAGAGATCCCGGGGTAAACTGGTTCTCTATCTCAATTCCGTCTTCCTCTTCCTTGAAGTAACAACGGTAGACATTATCCAACTCATCCACACGGTTGCATTTCATGCCTGCATGGGAAATCACCTGCTCGCCACCTACATACGTCTTCTTCTTTACTTCAAGCTCGTCAAAAACGGCTTTGACCTTGACATACAGATAATCAACAACAGCCTGTGACATACCGTTCTCAAGTACAGTAATTCCACTACCGTTCTTACCTATAAGTAAACCCTTCAAAAAAGTGATCAGCTCATTGGCGGCGTCAGGGTTTCTCTTGCTGATAAATTCATTACGTGATCTCAGGGAGGAGTAAGCCGTATAGTCACTGGGGGCTTCCGTATCTCCCATTTTCAGAAGTCGGATAAACGTCTGCGCCAGCTCCTGCGCCAGCGTGTATTCCAGATTGTTCAGCGTCGAGTCCACGGATGACTTCCATGAGGTGCTGACCGCCGACGAGCAGTCAATGGAAGCCTCGGAAAGATTGCCCAGTTTCCTCTCTATTCTTGTGATGCGGGTGTCAATATATCCGTCCTCAAAATACTGCGCGTCCTCCAGTCTCACCCTTTGCCCGAGCGATAACGGCACACTGTTTTTAGCCACATGGATGTAATCCGTGTCGCCGGAATAGATGGATATGTCCTTGCTGTATTCTGTCAGGAAGCTGTCAACCGCCTGCTTGTACTGTTCTTCCGCTATCGGGTAATACTCATCCGGCATGCGGATGTTCGTCAGGATATACGTATCACCGGCCTGAGGTATGATGTTGCCTCCCGGTATCTGGGTGTTCTCGTCCGGGTAGGTGTTGATGATCTCGAACTCCTGTGTGCCGTTATGCCAGTTGCACTCGAACTCCCTTCCAGAGAGGTCGCCGCTTTCGAAGGTGATGTGTATCACCTCCTCACTGATCATGTATTCATCCGGATTGAAGGGGAGATCCTTGTCCTTGATATAATAGACGGTGTATTCCTCCCCGTCCGTATTGGTCTGCTCCTCGGACCTTACCGAGGATACCGTACCCAGACGGTGCGGGAATATATCCTGAAAGGCCGCTTCCTCGCGGTGCTCCTTCAGGCCCAATTGAGTGTTCAGGTCGATATACTTGTCCCGTGACGGCAGTTGCAGATGGGTGTAGCCGTATTTTGACGGGTCAATATTTTTGGTTGAGCCTACGGGGATCAGCCGTGTGAACCATTTGATCGAATTGGAATTCTCATTCTGGGTCAGTCCCGTCTTCAATCCCTTCATATAGCCGAGCGTGACCCGTTCGCCGTGTTCGCATTTCCCTATGTTCAGGTATTCCCCGTCCAGCCACCACTCGGTTTCCCAGGCACCGGCTATCTCGCCTGCCGCATCCCAGCAGAACAGGCCGTTGAAGTTGATGGTCTTCCGGTCGCCGGTGACGGCCTGGCCTGCACGCCACGTCACACCGTCGGTGTTGCGGTTCATGTTCGCCACCAGCTTTTCCAGCATTTCCATCGGCGTGCCGTCATAGGCAAAGACGGACTCAAGGTCGTCCTCCCCCTGGTTCAGACGGCAGAACAACAGGTCCTGCATGTCGTGCTCGCGGCCGTAGAAGCTGATATTGTAGGTGTATTTCTGTGTGTCGGTCTTTTTCGGCCGGTACTCCTTCTTTATGGAGAACCGCTTTCCCGATATCTCCACATAGTCGCCGACCGACAGGACGAAGAACTCCCAGGTGGTGAAGTTCACCGTCACCACGAATTCTGTTCCCACTTCTTCGGTCCACCGGGACGATGAGTCGGGACTGACCTTCCTTTTCAGGGTTCCCTGCCTGTTGTAGATCGCAAGTTCCATTTATGATGCTTTTAAATCGTTTTTAATCACTGTTTGAAAAAGGTTTCGGCTCGCGCAGCGTGACCGTGAATCCGGCTATCTGCTGGCCGGTACTTCTGATTGTCGTGAACTGGCTGTACCGGGTATATTCCTTCAGATAGACCTTCATCACCCGGCCTATCTCCGGGACATCCAGCGTCAGCCATCCGGACTTCAGCAAGGCAAGCACGGCGTTGTAGTTATTGAACCACCCGGCCTGTGTATCCGCGACCACCGCCATCTTCAGCATGATGTCCCTCGCCTCGTAGCGGGGAAGCAGGGTTTCGGGCAGCTCCTCGCCGTCAAGCTCCCGGTAGCTGACGGATGTGTACTCCTTCATCTTCGGCGGCTTCATCAGCGAGTCGTAATTGGTATGGTCCCCCGCGTTTTCCTCGTACAGGAAACATCCCAGGGACGCCATGTCCGTCCCGTTTATTTTCAGCAGTCCTTCCTCCACTTCCATAGTCCTATGTTTTCAGTTTCACACCGCGCCGGAGCTCCGCGATGTTCTCGTTTATCGTCTCGAGGTGTCTGAGGTATTCCGAATTCCCCGCAATTTTGCCCAGGGATGTCGCCATCCCCTCGAGATGCCTCGTAAGGTTGTTGTCAATGCTGATGATACGGTCAAGGGCCGCGTTGCCGATCCCCTCCAGCCTTCCGGCCGTCTCCTCGGTCATGGAGGTGACGGTTCCGGCCCGGCCGGACTGGGAGGAGCCCTCCGGCTGCCTGATGTCGATCCCGGCATCCTTCAGGTAGCCGCCGACCAGGTCCATGATGTTCTGCAGCTCGGGTATGGCGCTCTGGTAGTCGCCTACCAGGCCTTCGGTGCGTTCGGCCACCTTCTTCATCAGCTCCGTCTCGTCGATCTTTCCTTTGGCGTACTCCTCGTACAGGGCGGCAATGTCATCACCGAACGAGCCGACCACCTTGTCAAGCACGATGGTGCGCATCATGTCGGAAACAATGTCACGGAAGGTGTCCGAGGCATAGTCCTTGAAGCTGTCCAGCGCGTCCTTCCCGTTGTCGAACCAGTCCCACAGGCTGTCCACGAAGTTCTCCGTCAGCGGCTCGTACAGGGAGCTCACATACTCGTGCAGCTGTTCTATGTATTCGTCGTATTTTTCCCGGAGCTCTATAAGGGCCTCGAGCGTCTCCTTCGTCTGGCCCACAAGTTTGTCGCCGTAGTTGTCGATAAGCGATTGTGCAAGCTCCTTGTTGATCAGTCCTTCATCATCAAACAGCTCGCCTAAGCCCTGGTTCCGCGCCCAGGTGACAAGGTCCTCGGTCTTCTGTGACTTCCCGCCGATACCGGTGCCAAGGAAACCGCTGCTTTTTTTCCGCGTCTCGATACGCAGGTTGTTGATAGCCGCCGTCTGGCCTTCCTTGTAATCCCCCTGGCCCCAGATGTCCCTCCATTCGTCCCACCATGAGAGGGCGGACAAATTGCCCATCACCCAGTTGAGCGCGCCCGTCAGCCATCCGCCCCCGCTCTCGTTGCGGTATATCGCTTGTGACTCCATGGCCTTGTCCGCGTAAGCCTTGGCCACTTCGTCATGCAATGCCCTGTAATCACGGAGATTCTTGAGGTTGTCGGCGGAAAACCAGTTACTCTCGGCCTGCTGCGCCTCCAGGGCGGCGATGCGGTATTCGTTCACCGCATCGGTCAGGGCGTTTATCTCCTTGATCTTCTCGGCGTAGGCCTCGTATTGCCTGAAGGCCCGGTTGTTCCCCAGTTCGCTTATCTTCTGGAACAGCTGTATCGCCGCGGATATGATGGTCAGGATGACCGACGCCTTCTCCACCGCCGAGATGGCATTCACCCCGGTCTGCGCCACTTTGCCCAGAGAGTCGATGGTGGTGAGGGTGAACAGCGCCACATCCCCCATCAGGGTGATGATCTCCCCGGCCTGCCCGCCGATGGCGCCGCCCAGTTCCCCGACGGCACGCGCCAGCTCCCCGACGATGTCCGCCGCTTCCTTTTCGGCTTTCTCCACCCGGGAGGATGACCTGGCCACCTTGTCCTGCGCCTTGTTGTATTTCTCCATCGCGGCGGCGGCCGTCAGATAGGTTTCCTCCATCTTCCCGGTCCTGTCATTATACCTCACCCCCGTGGACACCCGTCCTCCGGCATTCACGGTCTCAAGGTTCTTCCGGGCCTCGGCAAGTTCGCGTTCGGCTTCGGCGAGCTCGCTCTTCCTGTCGGCAAGCGCCTGGAACGGGTTCCGGCTGTCCAGCTCGTCCATGATCTCCCGGATGGTCGTGGTGTATTCCCTCAGGTCCTCGGGGGAGAGCACCTGTGCGGCGGCCTGTTTGGCCTTCTCGAACTGTTCCAGCAGGGAGTTCAGGGTGCCTGTGGAAGTTTCCCGCAGGTTCTCGAAGGCACGTATGTAATCGGGTGATTCCGTCAGCTGCTTGTAGTCCAGTTTGATGAGTTCCTTCCCCTTGTCCTTGGTCGCACGCGCGATCTGCAGGTCCAGGGATTCCACCCCGGCGGCATCCCCTTCCGCTTCGGCCTTGCGGCGCTCCTCATAAAGCTGTCCGATCTTATGGTTGTATTCCTTGTCCAGGGCGGCCCGCTTCTCCTGGTAGGTGCCGTATTCCTTGTAATATTCCACCCATTCCCTCAGGTTCCTGTCGCGGAACTCCTTCTCGATGTCGTAGGATTCCTTCAGGTACCCCATGGTAGCCATCGCCCGTTGCTGGGACGCATTGTCCCTTACGGCCTGCCTTTCCTCGGGCGTGGACTTCACACCCCGTTTCTTCTCGGCCTCGTCCATTTTCTTGAGGGTGTCACGCTCTTCCTTGTCGATCTGTGCGAGCGACTCGTCAAGCTCCTGCCTTGCAAGGGCCTGGCGTTTCCTTATACCTTCCTGCATGACCGATATGCGTGCCGCCTCAAGTTTCTGCTGTGCCCTGATACGGGCGTCGGCGAGCTCGTCCTGATAATCCCGGGCCGATTTGCCCGTATCTTTGGTTTCCCTGCCGTCATCTTCCTTTATGCCTGCCGATTTAAGCCTCTCCTTCCATTCCTTTGTCCTTGCAAGGAACAGGTCCGTATAGGATTTGGCCGTATCCTCTGCCGCCTTCTGCTCCTCTTCCAGGGCGGAGATAGCATTTTCGCTGAGCTGTTCGGCCGTGGGAGCGTCCGCCTGACGGGTATAAGTGGCTGATCCGGACGCGGAAGAGAAGAAATTGGCCCTGAACTTGTCCCAGAAAGTCGGGCCTTTCTTCCGCCTTTCCTCTATCTCGTTCTGCTTTTTCAAGGCCTTCTCCGTCTGCTCCGTGGCCAGTTTGAACGCTGCGGCCGCCTCTGCCCTGAGGATCATCGCCCCGATGAATACGTCCGTATTGTCCACCAGCAGGTTCTCGGCATCATTCACGTTGCCCACCTCAACACCGAGTTTCCCGAACTCTTTCTTGTTTTCGGTGATGAACTGTTTCTTATCTGCCATGTTGTCTCCCAGTTCCTTCCATCTTTCGGACAAGGACCTGACGAGAGTGACCTGTTCCGCCACATCACTGCTGCTGCTTCTGAAGGATTCATTCACCTTTTCCTGGGCTTTCGCCGCGGACAGGGCGGCATCCTTCACGCCGAACAGGCTCTTCACCCATCCGCCGATCTCCTTCCCGTATACGACGGACAGGGTGATCAGGGCAGCCATCGCCGTCTGCCACGAGAACAGTGAGGAGAGCACCTGCTTCCACACCGGGGTGGCTTTCTTTCCGGCTTTGGTCAGCGCCTCATACTCCTTGCGGGCCGATGCCAGGGCTTCGGTGAACATGGGGATGTTGTTGGAAATGGCAAGGAAGAACATCTGGGGACCTATTGCCAGCGTGGGGAGCTCCCGGGCGATCTGCTGCATGCTCATCATCACATTGTTGAGTTTCGGGGCGGGATCATCTTTCACAAGAGGGGTGGAGCCTGTCTTTTTCTTCTGCTCCTCCAGCCCCTGCAATTCCGTCTTCAGTTGTCTGACAACTCCCTGCAGCGCCTGGATGTCCGCCATCTGGGCGTCGGTATTCGTACCTGCGGCCATGGCCTGTCTGAACCGTTCCTGCAGGGTCGCAAGCTCCTGCTCCAGTTGTGCGATGACAAGTTTGGCAAATTGGCTCATATTGCCCAGGTTGCCCTCCACCGAGCGCAATCCCTTCAGTGTCTTGTCGTCAAGCAGTATCTCCAGTCTTACAGGTTCCATTTTTACCCTCCAAGTTTTGTTTGAAAATATTCAGTGGTGAATTTGTCCGGCCTACGTTTGCGCTCCCTTTCCAGGAGCTCCTCCTTGGTCACATACCGGCTGACATCCGTGTTCATCAGCATCAGCTCGGCGTAGCTGATCTTCCACAGGATGTGCCGTTTTGTACGGCCGAACCGCTCCATCGCCTGCGCGATGATTCCGAAAACGCTATGGGGGCCTTCCTGCCGGCCCGTTAACCCGTTTTCCTTTCCCGGCTTCCTATCGGCTCCAGCAGCCCCGCTGTCCTGGACGCCAATGGAATAGTATTGCAAAAAGGCTGTATGTCCATGCCCCTGAGCAGTTCGATGAGGGCGGCGGAGAGCATCGCCGGATGCACCCTCCATCTGAGGTACCATGCCACAGGGCCGGAGAGCAGCATCCCCGAGAGCCATCCGGTGCATACGGCCAGTGCGACCATCCGGCTGACCGCCTTTCCCTTTTCCGCCACGAACCGCATCCTTTCTTCATAGTCCATCGCCCTGATATCCTCCGGGGTGACGCCGAGCTCCAGGTACCGCCTTGCTATGCGGATGACCGCCCCGGCGGGCGGACGGCGCATGACAAGGAAGGATTTCCCGGGGCGTTTTTTAAAGGGCCTGAGCGGCATCACCGGAATGCGGATGCCGATGTCAAGCAGCATGTCCGCCGCCTGGCACCGCGTGTCCCTGTCCTCCGTCATGACTGCGACGTAATTTCACTGGCGGGGGGCACCTGTCCGGGAGGGAACACTTTGTAGGGAGGTTTCTCCCCGGCCTCCTGTATCTCCAGTTCGCACTCGATGCCCAGCACGTTGCTGAAGTTGATCCCGTTGGCAAAATTGCAGGTGAGCACCCCGTTATAGATACGGATCGTGTGTCCCGTCACGGTCTCGATGTCGAACACGCCCTGCACGTCCTTGTCCTCCGTCGGAGGCACATAGACCCCGGTGCTTTCCTTCGTCCCGCCCATCACCTGTATCATGTTGTCCGCGGACAGCTCGATGAGCGTGAACGTCCATGTCTTGGTTCCCGGTGTGGATTTGAGCACCGCGAACGGCGCGTTGCGTTTCTGCGCCGCCCAGATGCGGGTCTTGGAAGGCGAGTCGCCTCCGGGCTGCAGCCCGTCCTCGGATATCAGCCCGAGAGCCTGCCCGTTATATTTAAGAGCTTTCACGCCATAGATGGCGCCGGTATTCGTTTCTGGCATAATGATTCATGTTTTAATTGTTCTTTGATTTGTCTTTAAACCGCCGGAGCCCCCAGAAGAGAAGCAGGAGGACAAAACAGCACAACACCTTCGTCCTTGTCCGCTCCCAAAAAGAGGGAACCGGCTGTTTTTCCTCGGCCGTACTCTCCTCTGACTCCCATCTCAGGTCCGAGGTCTCCCTTACGGTGATCTCCGGCCGGGCATGTGAGACGGCCGTGACGTTCACGCCGCCTTCCCCGTCCGATTCCACCCTCAGGTCCAGACCCTCATGCTGCTCCGTCACGCCCATGCCGGCCGGAAGGCCGCCTATCGTCCGGAGGAGCCCGGGTTTCAGTGCCAGGCTCGTCAGAGTCGTCGGGGCCTTGCCGAAGATTATTTCCCCGGTTACGCTCCTCTGAAGAGAGCCCGAGCGGACGGCTGTTCGGCTCTCCCTGTTTGCTGCGCATCCAGACAACAGCAGGACAGCGCTCAGCATACTTGCACTGGTAGCATTTACGCAGTGCCTGTTCCAGAACGATAATTTTCTCATTGACTTTTCGTATTTGGTCGCTCAAATGTAAAGTCGTCTCGGAGAGGTCGTCATACAACTGCTTGTATGTGCCCTCGTTCTCCTTGACCGCACGGACCTTGACGAGCCTGCGGTCACGCCACCAGCCTATTGCCATGGCTATGCACCCCGTGGGGGCCAGCCACTGCTGGAGAAGTTCGAATACAGTGCCCCAGTCCATACGCATATCATTTTTCAGATCATGTCCCAGCCGGCCTCTATGTCCGCCATGACGGCAGGCACGCCGTTCTCCACCCGGCTCATCGCGGCGGCCAGACGGCACATCGTCCCCTTGTCATCCACATCCGGCTCGTAGGTGGTTGGAACCTGAAGCTCGCCGCATACGCTTGAAAGGTAGGCGCGGGTGTCGTTCTCCGTGGACGGGGCGTAACGCCCGATCATAAGGGAGAGGGTCTTCAAACCGTGTTTCTTCCGGTAGTTCCTCAAGGTGATGAGCATGGCACGGTAGCCGTATCCCATGTCGGTGAACTGGAAGAACTCCTTGTCCGTCTGCACCGGGCGGAGGCCCTTCCACCTGTCACCTGACAGGCGGAGGTTCCCCGGGTTATTGTTTCGTAGTCCTCTTGGTGTCATAGCCATATCTCGAGTTCTTCGGTTTCCGAATCCGTTTCTTCAGACGCGGCTTTCGCTGCCGCCACCGCTTCCCGTCTCACCTGGGCCCACCGTTTCTCGGCCGGAACCTCTTGGGCCTTTTTCTGGACAGTGGTACCGTTCCACGAATAGATGGCTCCGATCGCCTCCTGTTTCTTGGGAAGAACGATGTAGTAATGGCGGAAGTTGACCAGGCTTTCCTGGGTCTGCGGGCTGGTGGACGCAGCCGAATAGTACATCTTGGTCGAGCCCTGCGCACGGAACATGCGGGGGACATAGAACACGAAGGATCCTTTCAGGTCGGTTTCACCCGGAGTCTGGCTGTACGGAACCTTGACTCCCTCCTTGGTGTAATACGGACAGTTGATGAACGTGTATATCTGGAAACCGTACATGTTCAGGAGTTTGCCGCTGGTATAATTGTAAAACTTGTCCTTGAACGACTGGTCCTGTTCGAGCAGGTCGTTCACATGGTCCGGACACAGCACGAGACGGCGCCCGTCTTCCGGTACCTCGGCATTGTCCAGGGCGCGTTTCAAGGCGATGATATCCTTCAAGGTCAGTTTCTTCCGTCCTGTGGCGTCCGCCTCCCCGCTGGTGGGGATCACCGGAGTCTTGCCTGTATGGCTGTATGGAGCCAGGGCGTGCGCCGCCTTCTTGTAACGGATACGGTCGATGGCATTCCTGTGACGCTCGACATCAAGCGAGAACTTGTCATAGGAGATGGCATAAAGCTGGTCATCCGTCACACGGGTGGCCTTTGTCTGGAACTTGTCCAGGCCGATGGGGATGTCATTCTCCTCCAGATTCTGTATGGGTATGGGATAGGTGGTGTTGTTCACCAGCACGTCCGGATCGGCGCCCACGTCCACCAGGTGGATGATCTCGTTGTTCACTCTTGCGGAATAGTCCGGTATCCCGTCAAGGAACGACGCCGTCAGTCCCGCGCCGAGCTGTCTGACCAGCTCCCCCGTCCATACTTCGGTGTACACACCCTCCATGGCGGCACCGGCCGGCATGAATCCCTTAAGGAGCATCGGCACAACAATTCCCGAGGCCGCACCGTATGCGGGGCTGATCCCTACCATTGACGCAAGGATGACCCCCATTATGACATTGAAGGCCGTTCCGGTCAAAAATTTCAGAATAAATTTCTTTTTCATGATTCGCTTTTAATTTTTAGTTAATTAAATTCAGGGCAATCCACTCCGAACTGCTTCTTGTACAGGCGTCTGTACTGCTGCGGGTCATCGGAACGCATCAGCTTGAGCTCCTCCTCCGGCACATCCGTCCATTTCTCGTAGCCTCCCGCATGTACGGCTCCTCCGGATTTCCCGCCCAGTATGGCGGAAGCGCGCAGGGCGGGGTTCATCGCCTCGAAGGTCAGTTTGAGGGACTCCGCACCGACCGATTTTCCCAGGGAGATGAAATGATCCTTCCTGTCGGCGCTGATCTTTCCCTCCCCGATGGCGGAATCCACAAGGGCGGTTATACCCGAGAGCCTGAGTCCGTCAAGCTCTTTCTCCAGCTTCTCCTTCTCGGCCTGCAGCACTCCGTTCGCTTTCTGGTACTCCAACAGGAGATTGATCTTTTTCTGCACGTCTGTCAGTGTCGCGGCATCCGTGAGGCCCAGCATCAGGGCGACTGCTTTCATTTCTTCATTGTTCATTTCAGGTGTAGTTTTTTGGTTATTGTTTTTTTTCAGGAGGGGAAGACTGTGCGAGCCGTCCCCCTTGCTGAGTTTCAACGGTTTCCCTTCATAAATCAGGCTGATATTGTCATCATTGCCCCCGATATCCACCATGCTGTACTCCACCAGTTTGGACCTGGTCACTGTGGGGCAGGTCTGCCCGGGTTTCAGAAGCGCCGGATCTTCGGAGAGTTCGAGTATGTCGAAATTGGGCGATCCCATGCGCAGCGTGCCTTTCTCCCATTGCTGCCTGGCCATCCTGCTCTCCTCCCGGACATCGTCAAACCAGGGTTCTCCGGTAATCTCGCCGTTCTCCCTTCTGATATCCTTCACCATTCCGATGACGCACCCTCTCTCGTGCATCCACAGCAATACCGGGTTCCGCTCGTACTGGGACAGGTCCACCCCGTCCGTCCTTACCCATGTTCCGTAACAGTTCAGCGTTTCGTTGCTTATTCTTATTCTTTTGCCCATTTCCGTCTGATTTTGCCGCAAACTTACATCCGGAGGGAAGGCGTTCAAAAAAAGTGTGCAACACTTTCATCATTGTGTGCAACGCCCACGCATTTTCTTGACTCCGGGACGTTCCGCGGTGCATATTTGCAGAAAAAACAATTCATTATGGCAAGAACCGGACATAAGTCGAAAGATACCGCCAAGGCTTTGTACCTCAAGGGAATCCCGCAGGAAAGGATCATCGAGATGACGGGGATCGCCCGCCAGACGCTCAGCAGGTGGATCAGCCAGGAAGGATGGAGGGAGCTGAAGGCCTGTTACGGAATGACACGCGAGGAGGTCACGCAGAAGATCCTCTCCATCATCAATGATGCCATCGAGGACCCTGACGAGTATCTGAAAAAAAAGAAGATAGCCGACGACCTGGTCAAGCTGGCCGCCACCATCGAGAAGATGGACAGGAGCACCAATGTGGTGCATTATGTGGAGGCCTTCATCCGGTTCGAGGACTGGCTGATGGAACACCGGAAGGATTATCCGGAGCTCCCCGACAAGGTCGTGGCGATGCTCCACGGCCTGCATGATGATTTTCTAACCCCCTTTTTCACAAAGAAGCCATGACGGAACAGGAAAGGAAGGACGCGTACAAACGCTGGCTGCAGCAGAGCGAACGGCTGGCCAGGATCACATCGGAGGACCGTATGGAATCCCCCCAGGAGAGGAAACGCAACATCGCGCGGGCGCTCAGGGATTACGGCTATTTCTGCCAGCGTTACCTCAAACACTACTGCGAATGTCCCAATGCCGGGTTCCATAACGATGCGGCCCGGTATATGTACAATAACGACAACTGCCGCGCCGTGTTCAAATGGCCGCGCGGCCATGCCAAGAGCGTGCATCTGGATATCGGCATACCCCTGTGGCTGAAATTCAACGGCAAGCTGCATGTGATGGTGCTGGTCGGAAAAAGCGAGGACAATGCGGACGCCCTTCTGGGGGACCTGCAGATGGAACTGCAGTCCAACCGGTACATCATCGAGGATTTCGGCGAACAGTACAACGCCGGATGCTGGCAGGAAGGGGAGTTCGTGACAAAGGACCGGTGTGCCTTTTTCAGCCGGGGACGGGGACAGTCGCCGCGAGGCCTTCGTTTCCGGGAGATGCGTCCCGACTACATAGTGGTGGATGACCTTGACGATGACGAGATGTGCCGCAGCGAGGCCCGGGTGCGCGAGATGACCAAGTGGATCAAGGAGGCGCTCTTCGGATGTTTCGGGGGAAAGGGAGGACGGTTTGTCATGGTGGGCAACCTGATCGGAAAGAACAGCGTGCTGCAGAAGATCATTGACAGCAGGACCGTGCACACCAGCTCCGTCAACGCTTTCGACAGGGACGGGAACCCGTCATGGCCCGAGAGATACACGGCGGAATACCTCCACGGACTGGAGGAGTTCATGGGATACCGCTCCTTCCAGAAGGAATACATGAACAACCCCGTCACCGAAGGGGCGGTATTCCAGGAAAGATGGATAAGGTACAAGCCGATGCTCAGGCTGAAATACTACGAAAGCATCGTGGTATATGTCGACCCTTCGTGGAAGAGCGGCGGAAAGAACGACTACAAGGCGTGCAAGATGTGGGGGCGGCCCAAAAGGGGGATGAAAACGGCATCGCACAGGGAGCTGCACTGCATACGCGCGTTCTGCCGGCAGTGCGGCGTAGGCGAGATGGTACGCTGGCTCTATGACCTGTACGAATCCCTGCCGGAGGACTGCGCCGCCATCTTCTATATGGAGGCGAACTTCATGCAGGACACCATACTTGACGAGTTCCAGAGGGAGGGGGACATAAGGGGATACCAGCTTCCCATCATGCCGGACACGCGCAAGAAACCCGACAAGTTCGCACGGATCGAGGCCATATCACCCTTGTGGGAAAGAGGGCTCGTCTGGTACAACATCAGGCTGAAGGACGACGCCGACATGCGGACCTCCATTGACCAGACGCTCTCCTTCGAGCAGGGAAGCCGGGCGCATGACGACTCCCCGGACGCGGACGAGGGAGCGATATACAAGCTGCAGAAACAGGTGCGCCAGGATACCATGCCGCCCCGTATCGGAATGAGGCAGGCGCCCAAGGAAGGATGGTGACAATCAAACAAAACATACCATTATGTATATAACGGAACAGGACTATATCAATATCGGGGAGGAAGCCCTGAAGATCGTGCAGCAGAGCAAGGAGGAGAACCGCCTGCTTGCCGAAAGGTTCGCCATGGATTTTGCCGCCGGGTACTTGAGAGGACGGTACGACGTGGATGCCGCATTCTCCAGAGAGGGGGACGAAAGGAACATGGCGCTGGTGGGGTGCCTGACGGATATCGCGCTGTACAGGATGGCGCTGGGCCTGCCGGCCCGCATGAGCCTTGAGAAGTACAGCACGCAGTATGACAAACAGGTGGAATGGCTGGAGGCGGTGCAGGCCTCCGATGTGATACTTGACCTCCCCACCGTCACCGGGCCCGACGGACAGGAAGACTACTACAACCCGATCCGCACAGGTGAGGGGATCAGGAACAACTATATCTGGTAATTATGGGAAAAGGAAGAAACAAGGGGGTGCGCATCGGCAATATGGACCTTGCGCGCCGGGCGGACCGGAAAAAGGTCCGAGACATCACGGTCAGCCTCCAGCTGCAGACGGAGAACCTCACACGCAACGACCTGAGGTCATGGCGGTACGCATGGCAGCAGGCCATCAATGTGGAGCAGCCCAGGCGGAACCGGCTGTACAACATCTATACGGACGTGGATGTGGACGGGCACCTTGCCGGATGCGTGGAACAGCGTACCGGGTTCGTCATGAACAAGGGATTCAGGATCGTCGACAGGTCAGGCGCCGAGAACGAGGATCTCAGGGAGCTGTTCGAGACACCGTGGTTCAAGCAGTGGATGCGGCTCAGCCTTGAGAGCATATATTACGGGAACTCCCTCATCGAGCTGGGACCCGTCATCACCGTGGAGGACAAGCCGGTGTTCAGCAGCGTCAGCCTGATACCGCGCACCCATGTCGTGCCTGAATACGGGGTGATCATCACCAGCGAGAATGACACATGGCAGTCGGGGTACGACTACCGCAGCGGCCCCGTGTCATGGTGGGTGACGGAAGCCGGAGGCACGCATGACCTGGGACTGTACCTCAAATGCGCCCTGCATACCATCCCGAAAAAGAACATGGCCAGCTTCTGGGACATGTTCGGGGAGATATTCGGCATCCCCTTGCGTATCGGAACGACCACCAGCCGTGACCCCAAGGAATTCGACAAGCTGGAAAGGCTGCTCAGGAACATGGGGGCCGCGTCATACGGGCTGTTCCCGGAAGGGACGACCATCGACATCAAGGAATCCACACGGGGGGACGCGTACAATGTGTACGACAGGCGCATAGAACGCTGCAACAGCGAGATAAGCAAGGCGGTGCTCACGCAGACCATGACCGTAGACAACGGGGCGTCGCTCTCACAGTCCAAGGTTCACGAGAACATGCTGGACAACCTGATCAACAAGGATGCCGATATGATAAAGGACCTGGTGAACTGGCAGCTGATCCCCCGCATGGTAAAACACGGGTTTCCGGTCAAGGGGTACCGTTTTGACTGGGATGACAGCGTGACCTACACGCCCGAGCAGCAGGTGGCATACGAGACCATGGTGATGAACCACTACGAGGTGGACCCCAAATATATCGTAAACAAGTACCAGATTCCCGTAATAACAAGAAAGGACAGGAAGAAGCAGCTGGTAAAACCTTTTTTCGACTAGGCCCCGCCGACTATGCGGGGCTGCATGAGAGGGCCGCGCTGCTGTACGGAAACAGCACGCTGGCCCTGGAAAAAGACGACAACGACACACGGCAGGCCGACACCTCGCAGGTGGAGGAGGCCTTCCTGCCGCTCATGGCATGGCTGTACAGACAGAAGGGGTTCAGCCCGGAGATGCTGGAGGACGAGGAGGTCAGGGAATTCATCAAGAAGACCGCCGCGCTGCTTGACAATGCCGTGGACCTTTCCGTCAGGGAGGTGCCGCTGGACGAGGTGAGCGTGCAAAGGCTGAAGGAGTCCGACTATGTCTTCAGCGGAATAAAGACCTTCCACGAGCTGAACGAGGCGTTTCCCTCCCTGCTCGATGAAGACGGCGGATTAAAACCGTTTGAACGGTTTTTAAACGACGTTCAGACAATCAACGACACCTATAACGGGGCCTATCTGAAAACAGAGTGGAACTTTGCCAGGTCATCGGCGCTGATGGCCGCGAAATGGAAGGATTTCGAGAAGGACGGGGAGGATTACAACCTGCAGTACCGTACCGCCGGAGACGAGAGGGTCCGCAAGGGCCACCGTCCCCTGGACGGGATCACCCTTCCCCTCTCCAGCAGGTTCTGGGACTGGTATCTCCCGCCCAACGGGTTCGGATGCCGCTGCACGACAGAACAGGTCCGCAAAGGGAAGTATCCGGAAAGCGACGAGAGGGAGGCCATGAACCTCGGATCGCAGGCCACATCGGGAAAGTACCAGGAGATGATGCGATTCAATCCGGGGAAACGGATGACCACATTCCCGGCATATAACCCGTACACCCGCAAGGACTGTGCGGACTGCGACGGCAAGGGGGACGGGAATGAACTGTGCAGGGCCTGCCGGATCATCCGGAAACAGGCCGGGAAAGGAGGCGGCAATGGATGACAACGGTTCCAAAAAGACCATGAGGGAGCTGCGGGGACGGATAAACCGCTTCATCCGCCTTACGCTGAATGACATCAGGGTGGAGGCGAAGGATGAGTTCGACATGAATTTCAAGCGCGAGGCCTTCTTCACCGAGAAGTGGAAAAGGCGGAAGGGTGACACGGACGAAACCAGAGGCCTGCTCGTACAGTCCGGGACCCTCAGACGCAGCATACGCTCCCGGATAATGGAAGGAGGCAAGGGGGTGGAGATCACCTCGTCCGTGCCGTATGCGAAGATACACAACGAGGGGGGAAGCATCACCGTCACCCGCAGGATGAAGGGATATTTCTGGATAAAGTACAGGCAGGCCGTGGGAGGTATAGCCCGGACAAAGGCCGGGAAGGCACGGAACGGCAGGAAGAACAGGCAGATATCCCGGGATGCGGAGTTCTACAAGGCCATGGCGCTGAAGAAGACAGGAAGCAGGATCATGATTCCCAGGCGTCAGTTCATCGGACGCCATCCAGATCTGGAGAAACTGCTGGATGAGATAGCCGTGGAGAATTTGAAGAAAGTGTTCAACGATAACGATTAAAATATGAGAAGTTTTTTCTATTTGCAGCTCCAGGAACGCCTGGAACAGCTGCCGGACAGGCAAGGGGTGCCGGCAGTCAGGACCTATGACCTGTGGAACGAGCAGGTCGACTTCATCGAGGAGGAGGAGCCTTTCGACATGCCCGCCGTGTTCCTTGAGTTCATGCCGTATAAATGGACGACGCTATCGGGTGCCGTACAGCAGGCGGCGGTTACAGTCAGGCTGCATGTCGTGACCCCCTGGAAAGGCTCGTCAAGGAAGGGAAGCCGATACCAGCAGCAGTCCCTGGAACGTTTCAGCCTGCTGGAGGAGATCAGCGCCTGCCTGCATGATTTCAAGGGGGACAACGGGAAGGTATGCTTTGACATGTTCCGGCGTACAGCCAGCGACACAAACCATAATCATGCGGAGGTGGTGGAGGATGTGGAGGAATACACGTTCAGGGCGGTTGAGAGACTTTAGAAAAGTGTCATCTGCATCTCGCGCTGCCGGGCGATGACACGGTCGTCCGCGCTGGCCTTGATCATATTGTAGAAGGTACGTTCGCATATCCGGTATTTGGGCCAGATGTAACGGCGGAATATCTCACGGTTCGAAAGGCCGCTGCGGCTGTGCTCGTCATAAATGCGCACGACATCCGTAACACGGAACACATAACTTCTTCCCGGAGTGTTTATCCTGGATTTCCTCATACCCTGAAACATTTGAACAATTTGAAAAAACTTTTACCTGTATGACAAAGGTAGTGATTATGAAATAAATATGCAACAAAGGGAGGGTTAATAATAAAAAGCCCTCAACGCTCGTTTAAATTCCCACATAAAAACGAAAAATAGATACACCAATCCACACGCTGAGGGCTAAAGTCCTTGATGTGAATTGGTGTATCTATTTATGTGGGTGCACAAAAGTAATAATAAAAATTGGAAGTTTATGTGCAAGAGCGAAATTTTCTTCAACCTGCTCGTCCTGACCGAGCGTGAAACGGAAGTGCCGAGGGAACGTATACTGGGCGACTTCAGGGACATGGAGTCCACGGACGCCAGATATGTGCTTGTCAGGCTGCTCTCGGAAGCCGGCCTGTATCCCGACCAGATAGCGGGGATGACCAACCGCACGGCGCGGGGAGTACGGCGCCTGCTGGCGCGGAACATCACCTCGCCGATGATCGGAATATATCTGGAACAAATAAGGAAACACATCAGAACAGGACGCTCGACGGAGCGCGTGTAGTTGAGTATGTTTGCACCACGGTCGGATTAGTGACCGGAACTACAAAATACAAATACAACTATGAGTGAATCAAGAACTTTTGTGTTCCCCGAGAACGGGAACTCCGGAGGCGGCACCAACGGCATACTGGCCATGCTTCCGGCGCTTATGCAACAGCGCGGTGTGGATCCGAACATCCTGGCGCTGATGGGAAACGGCAACAACCGTAACGGCAACGGCTGGGGTGACGACCTGTTCGCCATCCTGCTTCTGTTCATCCTGATGGGATGGGGAGGCATGGGAAGTTTCGGCGGCGCCCGTGGCGGAATGATGGGCAACGGACAGGGCGGCGTGGTCCCCTTCGTGCAGAACGACGCGAACACCGCCGTGATCATGCAGGCCGTACAACGCAACGGATACGACATCCAAAGCCTGGCCACCGCGTTGAACACTTCCTCGGACGCCGTACAGGCCGCCATAAACGGTCTTGGCATGCAGATATGCAACATCGGCAACCAGATGGGCATGAACACCAACCAGATCGTCACCGCGATCATGCAGGGCAACAACGCCATCCAGTCGCAGATCTGCCAGTGCTGCTGCCAGACAAACGAGAACATCACCAAAATGGGCTACGAGAACCAGCTGTCCGTATGCAACCAGACAAACGCACTGGTGAACACGGCCAACCAGAACACGCTCGCATTGCGTGACGCCGGTACGGCCAATACCAACGCCATCATCAGCAAGCTGGACGCCATGCAGAACCAGGCGCTGCTTGACAAGATCGACTCGTTGCGCGAAAAGAACAGCACGCTCGTCAACCAGCTCTCACAGGAGCACCAGAACGCGTATTTCGCACAGGTGTCCGCACAGACCATCGCGCCTGTCAATGCTGCGCTGGGTGATCTGAGCGCCCGTCTGGCGAAGATTGAGTGCAACCAGCCCGAAGTGGCCAAGGTGCCGTACAGCCCGGTTGTGGGAATCCCCACCTGTGTGGCGGCCCAATATGGTCTTGGATACGGCTTCAATCCTTACGCCGCCGGTAATGGCTTTTGGGGTTAATTGAGGAAGGAGGCTATTATGGCAGTATATCCTTTCCAATTTGTAAACCGCAGGGGTTCTGCGGCCATATCAACCTCGGGAGTAACGGTCAATACCGACAATGTGGTGTTCTCCTTTCCCAACCATGCCTTTGTGAACGCATGGTACAGGGGGACCATCTACATTGACCTGGCGCAGGCCGTCCCCACAGGGACAACCGGGACGCTGCCGGTCCTGTTCGAGACAAACGGGGTGACACAGGCCGTGACCAAGTACAACGGGGAAGCGCTGACGGCAGCCGACATCCCCGGTACGGGAGTGTTCGAGTTCTGGTTCGACAGGACGACAAACACCCTGCAGATAATGACCGGAGTAGTTTAAGAACAAGGAGGGAGGAATCCCTCCATTTAAAGAGAAACAATTATGCCTTTCCAGAATTTAAGAGTCAACAGCCAGTTTTACATACTCCATAAGGACGGGACGCCTTATGTGGAGGTCGGCGCCATTGCGGGAGTATCCAACCCGGTCCCGGACGGGACACAGCCGGTGATGTTCGGCCAGCCGATGAAGATGGTGGTGGACATCACCGTCAAGGTCGGCGAACAGACCGTCACGTTCCAGAAGATACCCGCGGGGGCGGACATCGCCGACGCGAATTTCCCCGGAGGCGGGAACATGGTCATATCCGGGTCAAGGGAGTCGATGAACTCCGAGGTGGCGGCCATGAGGAACAGGTCCGCGGAGATACTCAGAAGCATAGACCACCACCGTGCCATAGTGGACGCCTGCGGCAAGATGATGGAGATACTGAATCCCGAGTTTGCCGAAAGGCAGAGACAGGAGGCGGAAAACAAGGCTCTCAGGGAGGAGATATCCGAGCTGAAGGCCATGATGGCCGAACTGCTTAAACCGGCGGAAAGGCCCAGTACGAACAATTCTAAAAAACAACAAGTATGATGATGATCGAGATAGAAGACAGCAAGGTCGAGAGAATGTCCGATTATGCCGAAAAAATGCTCAAGTATGGCGGCAAGCTCATGCAGTGCATTGAGGAACTCTCGGAAGGGAGCGGCATGGGACAGCGCGACGACGGCTACGATGACTATGACGAGTATGACGACATGGGACAACGTGGCGGTTATGGAAACCGTGGCGGATACGGCGGAGGATACGGGAACCGTTATGGCGGCGGCTCGATGGGCCAGCGCCGCGGAGTGCCCGGAACAGGACGCTATTCAAGATACCGTTAGTTTAACCCGCCGGGACGGAGGATTCCCCCGTCCCGGCTAACAAGAAGACTATGAACAGGACAAAGGAACCTCTGGACATATACGATGACCGGCCAAAGGAGCTGACGGCGTACCTCCGGCATAACGGCTGGCACTTCAACAAAAAGCTGTGCGACTTCGCCGTGTCGCTCATGCGCAGGATGAACCCGGCAACCGGAAAAAGCGAGAAGATCGAACCCATGACCAAGGACAAGGTGGACGAACTTCTGGCCAAGAACGGGGTCAGGGTGGAGAACAACACATTATATGACTATGTATACGTGGCCAACCAGGCAAAAGCGGACTGTTTCAAGTCCTCCATCGCCGACGAGCCCCATCTGGCGCTTTACGTCAAGGATATCATAGATGACCATGACGCTCCGGAAGGCATGGTCATGTGCATGTGGTATGCGAAAATGACAAGGGCCGGGGAACCGGTGGAATGGGATGAGATGTTATGATCCGCCAGCGGTTTGACATAGAGGAATACGGCTGGAAGGTGGCGGTCTACTATGCCGTGGACTGTTACTACACCGACGAGATCATTGGCAGGCTCTATGACATAGGCTGCCGCGGGGATGATCTGGAAACGGCGTACAGGAACCTGTCCTCCGGCAAACCGGATACCGGACTCACCTATTCCAACTACGGCACAAGGCAGACGGTCATGGTGATAGGGACCACATCGTCACCCGCCGAGTTCCAGAACTCCTATGACCATGAGAGGAAGCACCTGGAAGCGCACATGGCAAAGGCACTGGGGATCGACCCGTGGGGCGAGGAGATATGCTACCTGTCCGGCAATATAGGACAGAAGATGTTCGACAAGGCCAGGTTGCTGCTGTGTGATTGTGAATGTTGTAAGAAACAGATAAAGGAACTTATATGAAAAAGAAAGAAATCAGGAAAGCGCTGGAAGGCGGCACGCCGTTCTCAAGCCTGTACTCCCTTCTCCCCTCCGGGCAGAAGGAGAAATTCAAACAGTTCGCCGCGGCATTCGGATTCACGGAGCGGCAGGTCAGGGAAAGACTGCGGAAAGAAACACGATAGCTTCTCATTGACAACGGGCGCCCCCGCATATTATTGTATGCCGCAGGCGCCCGTTCCGGTTTCATCCGTTTTTTTACTTCCTTATCAGGACGGAATATTGGGGTCATTCTTGTCCACCTCGTTCACGTCTATATGATGCTCATGAAAATATCTGTCACGGGCCAATACCGCAATGACCCTCATGTATGAGGTCAGCGGCAACCCCTTCTCGTATGCGTCCGTCTTCAACCTGTCCACTTCTTCCGGTTGCAAGAACTTTTCGGGGAAGACAATGGCCTGCTCCAGGCAGTACTGCTGTATGTCATACGGATTCTTGGATTCGGAGTTCTGCTCTATCAGCATCCGAATTCGTAGCCAGTTTCCCTCAAACATTTCCTCTATTGACAGACGCTTCATCATTTCTTTCCCCGCCTCGGTAATAGCGATAGGGCTATGGGATTGGGTAAAAGGATCTATGATGATTTTATTGTTGTTCTGCAGGGATTGGCTCAGCGAGTCTATGCTCTTCTGCATATAGGTGATGGAAGTTTCCAGTCTTGAGATGGCCGTATCCACCTCTACATGTCTTCCTATGTGCCCGTCTATTTTCTCCATGTTTGATTTGCAGGGCAGTTTTTCAATAGAACGTACCCGCTCATACATGCCACGCGCCCACCAGATGAGGAATATGAGTACTCCGACGAGCACAATTCCGATAAGGAAAGAAAGCCCGAAATGGTTGGCTACCAGCTCTATTAATTTGTCTTCCATAAGTGGATATAGCAATTCGTTATTGTTCCTTTTTTAATCCTGTTCAATCTTCTACCTGATCTTGAAAACTAATATTGCTATTCTGAAAACGTAGCTGCATGATGATTTGTTCTTCGGCTTCATTTTGAAACGCGCTACAAATAAACAAAAAAATAATGGTTTACGCAATTTTTGCCGCTACTTTTGGCTCTGTTTGTAGCTTTTTGTGGTGTAACCGTGCTGTTTCGGATGCAATAATCCCCGGCAGACGCAAACCTGCCGGGGATTATCAATTGGTTCTATTCATGTACAGGCATTCAGGGCATGGACTATACAGTCGGTTGCTATAAGGACCAGCCCGATTATAAAAAGTATGATAAACGCATCTCTTATCACAGCCGATGTCCTGTCATTCCAAAGTTTCACATTCCAGTTAAAGAGATATGCGCCTGTAAGCCCTCCTACAATAAAGTATAAACCTATAATCATATCTTCTCTATTTTATTTAATCTTTCTTCAAACTCGGCAATGATACAGTCTGCGTCACCACCATGCACCCAGTTATCCAAAACAGAGGAAAGAACTTCGATGGCTTTCCGTTTCATTTCTTCCTGTGCCATTGCAACGGCTTTAAAAGCATTTTCTTTTGCGATAACCGGGAAGTTGGGATTGACTACCACAAAACTCTCACTTTCAATATATTCTTCTGATTTACTCATTTTTGTTCCGTTATTAATCGGTTTTTACTATTTTTCCATTATCCAATATCAAATATAACCGGCATTTATAGCTGACTGTATCCGCCCATTGGTGAGCATATTTCAAATACTGATGTAGCTTATACCTTCCGGGATTATTCATCATTTTATTTCTTATTCTTTTTTTCATCAATCGCGTAATGAACATTTTGAACAATCGTTACGTTTCGTTTCCTTCAATTCATGCAGCACTCCGTCAATTATTATTCCATTCTTTATTTCCATACCGTTCATTCATTAGAAGTTACACCCAAGCACAATACTTTGTCAGAAACGCCTATATCGTCAAATTCCAGAGTTAAATACTCTGTATCGTAAGGGTAAGGGTATCTGCAATTTTTCAATTCTTCATCCGTCAATTTGCGTCTAATACGCATCTCTATTTCGTAATCATCGGAAAGATTCTCAATTATTTTTCTAAGTTGTCCTACGTTCTTTATTTCCATATTGTCTAATTAATTTGATTGCTAATAGAGGGTCTTTATCTCCTATTTGATTGATTAGCTTTGTAAATTTGTCCACTCTACCATAGTGTCTAACGCAAATAGCATTTGCCTTCATCGAGCGTCCTAATCCGTATAAATACTCCATGCGTGCATTTCTACGGATATTCTTCATTATCTTTTTTGCTTGTCTTAATTTCATATCTCAATCTCCTTTCTGTTTAATTCGTTCAAATACATCCCTGTTCGCTTCTAATATTTCATCGAAAGACGGGATGGGTTGCCAGCAGATAACTTTAATATCATCCTCAGTTACCTCTTTACCTCGATAAACGTTATCACTATCATCAATCCACCATCCATTTTCATACGTAAATATATCTATATGCTTAGGGGATTCAACTTCTCTATCAGCATATTTATAGTAATATAAAAATCCTACTAAAATACGCTGTCCTTCCTCCGGCAACCGCTCCTTAACACTTATCCAAGGTGATTGCTTTGACTGCCATTCCGCACCTGCAATGAACCCTTGATAATATGCAGGGAATAAACTACCACTGCTTCTACTTTCAGCGAAAGAATGAGCTGTTTCTTCCAATGTCTGTTTCATATCCTATTCTTTAAAGTTTCTCATGTATTCGCAATCCTCATCACATACACCTTTCTTTGCACAGTGAGGGATATTAGTTCCCCGCTCATATTCAAAATTATAACATAGGTTTCTGTATTCTTTCCTTCTTTCCATAGGACCAAGTGTTCTTGCTGAACTCCATGATTCATAGTCATTGCTAGACGCCTCTTTAAGAACGCATCCATCATCGTTATATAGCTTTCTAACTTCATTCATAATCTGTTCCGTTTTGAGGATTATCCATTAAACTTAAGCTCATCCATATATCCCATCTCTTTCAAGCGGATATTAAACTCTTCAATCGATTCATTATTAGGAATGAATTGCTCAAGAACATCGTTAAAAGGGTGCAGATAGTTTTTTAAAATATCATTAGCCTCTTCTTCTCCACGTTTCTTCCCTAATCGGTCTTTGCATACTTCTATGTAATCATCTTTTGTCATATTGTAGTGCGTGACTGTATCAACAATTGTACTAAACCTACAATATAAGCCGTTTGGCTGTTGGGCTATAAATGATCCCATAATTACCTCCTTCTAATTTTTTATTTATCCACGGTTGATTTTACAATAATCTTATTATCGGATGATGGCATTACAACCACATTCCCAGCATCTGTGCTAATTTTTAAGATAGGATTAGAATTTGCGTCAATACTGGCTACTATAATCATATTTCCAAAAACATATCTTTTATCTTGTTCTAATTCATTCATATTCTAATTAGTTTTTTTAGTTAATTACCAATCTCCACCATCATTTAATATGCCATCAATAGTAGTTACACTATTATCAATGTTGCTGCCTCCATATTGCGTAAATTCCGGTGTAGGATTATAGTCTGTATCTCCATGCATCATTACGTGAAGTGAGCCACTGGCTGAATACAGCCAAAGACGCTTACCATCCTTTTCCCACTTTTTTGCAAGTCGTTTCAAAGAGTCAATTAACTTACCTTCTTCGGGAGTACATTCTATCCCAGCTTCTGTTTGATATTTGCTCATTACTTGTTCTTATTAGTTAATTGGTAGTTTCATAAAACACATCCACATAGTTTTGCCATGCCTTCCGGTGGTATGACCAAACAACGGCTGTCGTCCGATGGCTTTCAATACTTCTTTAACCGTTATCTGGTCTTCATTCCATTTGAAAATGAGAACGCCGTAATCTTCAAGTACTCGAAAGCATTCATCAATTCCCTTTTTTATCACCCTTGGCCAATCTTCGGGAAGTTTACCGTACTTCTTGGCCAACCAACTTTCTTTACCCACATTTAGAAGATGGGGCGGATCAAAGACTACCAGTTTAAAAGATTCATTCAGGAATGGCATATTGGTAAAATCAGATACAATATCCGGATGAACTTTCAGGCTTCGACCGTCGCAAAGAGTATGCTCTTCATCTCTAATGTCAGCAAACAAGGTCCAAGGATTTTCCTTGTCGAACCAAAACATACGGCTGCCACAACAGGCATCTAATATGATTTTTGTTTCACTCATTTCTAAATAGTTTTGAATCATAACATTTCCATAATCTCATCATAGGTCATTTGCCCTTTTCTCCTTTCCGGTGTCCCGACCAATACCATACGCTCCCTTTTCCTTTCTTTGAAATAGTTGCGTACACACCAGCGGAGATAATTGTAAGGATCAATTGTGAACAGTTTCTTTTCACTTATGTTTGATATTACACGGGTGATGATACTTTGCCACGCTTCCTTTACAACATCCTGGCTGTTGGTGAATCCTCCTGAAGACATATAGTCTTTGACCTTTGATTCGTAAATGGTAAAAACGGACACCATCTCCTCCATATTACCTTCTTCATAAAAGCCTATCATGACTTCGGCTATACGGATAGCCTCGCGATAGCGTTGGACCAGATCTCCTTGGGAAGAATCGTGTCTGAAAGGTATTATGACTTTCTTGCAATAATACGAGCGTGTCGTCAGAACCGGTTTTTTATCTTTCGTCATAATGACTATCCCTTTTATGAAATCAGGGGATACCCCATGCTCAACCGAATACAGAAGCCTGCTCACAGAGAACCGATACAGACGCTTCTGTTTTCTTACCAAGTAACGTCCGTCAGAACCGAGTCTTATCAGTCTTCCGGTGTTGGTGTTCCATAATTCACCATTCCTGCTTATCTCATAGTGGAATTCCGGAATGGGATACCGTTTGTTTTTATCTGTTGTTCTCATAGGATGTCCATTTGTTTTTTTCCCGGTTGATGTTCCTTCCCCATTGGCGGAAAGTCCGGTGTTCCGCATCCGGCCAGCCTTGCAATGATCGGGCGGAACTTTTCCTTTCTCAGTCTCACATCATAATACGCGGTTGTCGCCCTGCATCTGGATATCTTCAGGAAGGAGGCTATCTCACGGAACAGATACCCTTCCTCATACGCCATATAGCAGAACAGCATCCTTGAATCGGATATGTTCCTGGATATCATCCGGGACAGGATCATCTCCTGCGAGACGCCCGTCATTCCGGAGATCTCGTCCAGCATAAGCTGCATCGGTTTCTTTTTCTTGTTGTCTTTTCTCAGGTTCATAAGATTGTTTTTAAAAGGTTCTTAAATCTGTTTTAAAAGCACCGGCTCCTTATGCGGTGCCAGGTGGTTCTTTTCCTGAAACTCTGCGGACGGAACGCCCTGTCACGCTTATGCCAGCCCTCCCGGCACCGGAGTCTTGATTCATCCAGTATATCCTCCATCGCGGATTTGAGACTCTCCAATTTTTCCACGGAGAGCAGCAGGTACTCATTCATTCCGTCCTTTTCCATACATCGCGAGATTTGGGGATTCGGGATCATAAGGCTCCACGGTGGTAAGGGTAACGGAGGATACGACCACACGTCCGCTCCCCTTGCAGGCGGGACAGGCAACGGTATATACGGTGTCCGCCAGCTCGTCCAGGTTCTCAAGAAAGCCCCGGCCGCAGCATGTGCGGCACAGGACTACATGGGGATGGTCAAACTTCCTTCTTATCATCGCCGGAGAATTCAGGTTTCACATCAGCAGTGTAGGGATAGACATCCATAATGGCGGGG